TGGTAATTCGAACCTCAATTCGGCGGCGTTTGAGGGTGCTTCATGGGGGGTTATCTGATGGCTGGGGTAGGGTTGGACCGTCTGCTCGAGCAGCAGGAGTTCGCCGACCTGGTCGGGATCTCGCAGCCCGCCGTGTCCGAGCTGGTCTCGAAGGGCATCCTGCTGCGCAACGACACCGGCTCCGCGTGGCTGCTGGCGTATTGCAAACGTCTGCGCGACCAGGCCGCGGGCCGCGATGGCGACTCTGTGCTCACGCAAGAGCGCGCGAAACTGGCGCGAGCGCAGACCCAGGCGGTCGAGATGAAGAACGCGCTGGCCCGCGGCGAGTACGCGCCGGTCGCGGTGATCGCCGAGCTGTTCGCCATCGCGTCACAGGCCGTCGCCGACCGGTTCGAGACGCTCACGTCGATGCTCGGCCGCGTCTGCCCCGATCTGCCGCCCGCGGCGCGCGACGCCATCGAGCAGCTGCACGTCGAAGCGCGCAACGAGTGGGTGCGGTCGACGGCCACCTTCGTCGCGTCTCGCGTCGTCGACGAGGAAGACGACGAGAGCGACGATGACGCCGACCAGGCGCTCGATGCAGGCGAACTGTCGGAACTCGGCGACCTTCGCCTCGACCCCGCCCCATGACCGCCCTGGCCTTGACCCACACCGCCCCGCTGACGCTCCCCCGCGTCACGCGCCGTGCCGTGCTCAAGGCCTTCCGCGCCGGCCTCGCGCCGCTCAAGGCCGAGCCACCGCAGCGCCTGGCGGACTGGGCCGGCGAGAACTTCTACTTGTCGCCCGAGGCCAGCCACACGCGCGGCGAGTGGGCGGCCTGGCCGTTTCAGATCGGCATCCTCGACTGGATGGGCGACGACGCCATCGAAGAGCTCAGCGTCCGCAAGAGCAAGCGCACCGGCTACACCAAGATGCTGCTGGCGTTCATGGCCTACTGCGCCGCGCACCGCCGCCGCAAGCTCGCGCTGTGGCAGCCGACCGACGACGACCGCGACTCGTTCGTCAAGTCCGAGATCGAGCCCATGCTGCGCGACGTGCGGGCGCTCGGCCCCGTGATGCCGCCGCGCGCCGCGCAGGACACGATCAAGCTGAAGACCTTCCTCGGCTCGGTCTGGCACCTGCTCGGCGGCAAGGCCGCACGCGCCTACCGCCGCATCACCGTCGCCGTCGCGCTGATCGACGAGCTCGACGGCTTCGACCAGATGGTCGAGAAGAGCGCCGACCCGATCACCCTCGCACGCGGCCGGCTCGAGGGCGCGCCCTTCCCGAAGCTCGTCGCCGGCAGCACGCCGCGCCTCAAGGGCCTGTCGCACATCGAGCACCGCTCCCTTCAGGCCCAGGTGCGCATGCGCTACCTCATCACCTGCCCGCACTGCGACGCCGAACACCCGCTGATGTGGGGCGGCAAGAACGTGCCCCACGGCTTCAAGTGGGACACCAACCGGCCCGAGACCGTGCGCCACGTCTGCCCGCACTGCCACGGCAGCATCACCCAGGCGGACTACCTCGCGCGCTGGGTCGGCACCTGGGCGGATCAGGACGAGGCCTACCGTTACGGCGCCGATCGCATCTGGCGCGACGCCACCGGCCAGCCCTGCCGTGCACCGCGCCACGTCGCCGCGCACATCTGGGCCGCCTACAGCCCGCAGCGCAGCTGGGAAAGCATCGCCCGCGAGGCCATCGAAGCCGCCGCCAAGTTCAAGGCCGGCGACCACGGCCCGATGCAGGGCTTCGTCAACGAAACGCTCGGCGATGTGTGGGAACTCAAGGGCGAGAGCGCCGACGAGCACGTGCTCGCCAAGCGCGCCGCCGCCGATGCGCAGCCCTACCGCTGCGGCACCGTGCCCGTGGGCTGCCTCAAGCTCGTCGCCGGTCTTGACGTGCAGGACGACCGCGTCGAGGTCGTCGTCTGGGGCTTCGGCCTCGGCGAAGAGATGTGGTGCATCGACTACCAGGTGCTGCATTTCAACCTCTCGGTCGAATCCGAGTGGGCCATCGTCGACCGCTACCTGGAGACCCGCTTCACGCAGGCCTGGCACGGCGGCGGCATGCCGATCGACGCCTGCACCATCGACTCGGGCGGCCACTTCACGCACCAGGTCTACTACTGGGCCCGCAAGCGCGCCCACAAGGCCACCCACGCCGGCAAGGGCAGCAGCAAGGCCGGGCAGCCCATCAAGGGCGCCTTCACCCTGCAGGACATCCACTGGAACGGCCAGAAGCTGAAAAACGGCGCGCGCCTCTACGCCGTCGGCACCGACACCGCCAAGGACCTGATCTTCGGCCGCCTGCAGGTCACGCAGCCCGGGCCCGGCTACGTGCACTTCCCGACCGACCTGCCGCACACCTTCTACAAAGGCATCACCGGTGAGATGCGCGTGCTCGTCAAGACGCCCACCGGCGAGGAACACCGCTGGATCAAGACCTACGCCCGCAACGAGCCGCTCGACTGCACCGTCTACGCCCTGCACGCCGCCCACTGCATCGGCGTGCACCTCTGGACGCCTGCCGCCTGGCAGCGCCTGCTCGCCGCCGTGCAGCCGCCGCCCGACCTGTTCAGCCCGATCGCACCGGCGCTGCAGGGCGCCGCTGCCGACGCAGCGCGCGAGGCGGCCAAGGCCGAAGACAAGCCCGACCCGCCCCGCCGCCATGCGGTGCCGCCGGCCGACGCCATCGCCGCCCTGCGCGAGACGGCGCCCCGCAACCAACTGCCCGCCGGGCGCCAGTGGTGACCACCTGATGAGCATCGAACCGACCAAGGGCACCCAGCGCCGCCGCGCCGCCGCCGAGCGCATCGAGAAAGAGCCCGACCTGGTCGACCGCGTCTTCGCGTACATCCTCGCCGAGCTGCCCGAGGTGGCCGACCGCGCCATCGAGATCAAGCGCGAGATCCGGCGCCAGCTCGGCGGCTCCGAGCACTACGTGCGCAACAGCGAAGCCGACCTCGGCGCGCAGCGCGCCGCCGACGTGCTGCGCCTCTTCAACGGCCGCAACGCCAGCGAGGTCGCGCGCCAGCTCGGCACCTCGCGCGCCACCGTCTACCGGGCGCTCAAGCAGCCGGGCAAGCGCTGACCGCGTCAGAAATCGTCTCACCTTCCCGTAGAAATGAGACAGCCAACCCCGGACAGTGCCGGGCATGGCACTCACCACGGCTGATCTCGACGCGCTCAATGCGGCCATCGTGGGCGCCGAGCTCGAGGTCGAGCTCGAAGGCCGGCGCGTCAAGTACCGCTCGGTCGCCGAGCTGATGGCGGCCTACGAACACGCCAAGAGCGTGCTGGCGGCCAGCAGCGCCGGCAATGCCGGGCGCGGCAGCTCGTTCCGCTTCGACATGCGCACCTCGCGCGACTGAAGGCCGCCATGGCACACGGTCGCATCGCCGCCTTCATGCGCATGAACCCGCTCGACCGGCTGATCGGGTGGATCAACCCGCACGCCGGCCTGCGCCGCCACTTCGACCGCCAGCGCCTCGAGCGCGCCTACGACGCCGCCAGCCCGCGCGACAAGTGGAACCCGCGCCGCAGCGGTGCCAGTGCCAACGCCGACCACTGGGCCGACGCACCGAAGATCCGCGCCAAGGCCCGCGCCCTGGTGCAGAACGTGCCCTACATCGCCGCGGCGTTGTCGGGCCTGGTCGCCGACACGGTCGGCACCGGCATCGTGCCGCGCGCCACCGGGCGCCAGGCCGACATCATCAACACGCTCTTCGCCGACTGGTCCAAGGTCTGCGACGCCGACGGCCGCACCGACTTCTACGGCCTTCAGGCCCTGGCCGATCGCGCGATGGAGCAAGACGGCGAGGTGCTCATCCGCCTGCGCCCGCGCTTCGTCAGCGACGGCCTTCCCGTTCCGATGCAGCTGCAGGTGCTCGAGGTCGACTGGATCGACACCACCCGCATGGAAGGCGACCCCTCCAGCGGCAACGGCTCGGTCATCAACGGCATCGAGTACGACGCGCTGGGCCGCGTCGTCGCCTACTGGCTGTGGGACCAGCACCCCGGCGACATCACGCTCAAGCGCAGTATGCGCACCTTCAGCAAGCGCGTGCCGGCTGAATCGATCATCCACCTGTTCGCGCCGCAGCGCCCGGGGCAGGGCCGCGGCTTCAGCCGCTTCGCCGCCGTCATCCCGCGGGTGCGCGACCTGCAGCTCTACGAAGACGCCGAGATCGCGCGCAAGAACCTCGAAACCCGCCTGTCGGTGCTCGGCAGCGGCGATGTCGCGACGCTCGGCAACCCACAGGCCGGTGGCGACACCGTCGACCCCGCCGCGGCGGCCAAGGGCGACCTCGGCGCGCTGTCGAGCGGCAGCATCACCATGGTGCCGGCCGGCGTGAACCTCACCGTCGTCGAGCCCAAGGCCGCCGGCGGCTACGTCGAGTACGTCAAGCAGCAGCTGCACATCATCGCGGCCGGCTGCGACGTCACCTACGAAATGCTCAGCGGCGACATGCACGAGGTCAACTTCAGCAGTGCCCGCGTCGCGGTGCTGCAGTACCGCCGCAAGATCGAGCAGCTGCAGTGGCTGGTCTTCATCCCCGGCTTCTGCGCCCCGATCTGGCGCGCCTTCATCGATGCGGCCACCGCCGCCGGCAAGATCCAGCGGCCCGACTACGCCGTCGAGTGGGCCACCCCGAAGTGGGACTACGTCAACCCGGTGCAAGACGTCGCCGCCGACGTCGCGTCGATCAACTCCGGGCTGACCAGCCTGAGCGAGTGCATCCGCCGCCGCGGCTACTCGCCGGCCGCCGTCTTCGCCGAGATCGCCACCGACTTCGAGACCCTGAAGGCCAGCGGCGTGCTCGACGTGCTGCTGATCCTGCAAAAGGGCCGCGTGCTCGACACCCTGGCCGCCGCCACGCCGGCCGACCCGCCCGCCCCGGCGCCAGCCCCCAAGCCCGCCAAGACCTGACGCCGCCGACCCCATGCACCGCTTCCTCGTCCAGATCATGCTTTGCCTGCACCTGCTCTCGCCCGACGCCGCCCGCGCCGAGGCACCGGTGAAAGACCCGCTGGCCTACCCGCTGCGCCAGTACGGCTTCATCCTCGGCATGGCCGTCTTCGGCGGTGTCGTCAGCTGGTACGCCCGCGTGCGCCGCGGCGAAGTGGGCCTGGGCTCGCTCAGCGCGCTGCTCGGCGAGCTCGCCACCTCGGCGCTGTCGGGCCTGATCGCCTTCTACGTCTGCGAATGGGCCGGCGCGCCGCCGCTGCTCGAGCCTGCCATCGTCGGCATCGCCGGCCACATGGGCGCCCGCGGCATCGCCCTCGCCGAGCACCTCGCGCAGGGCTGGCTCGAGCGCCGCGCCGGAAAGGAAACCCCATGACCGCCGAAGCCCTGCAACGCACGCAGCACGACCTGCGCTCGCCCGCCTGGCGCCCGGTGTGGAAGGGCGTGGTCATGCTCATCCGCACCGACCTCGCGCAGTGCACCCAGGGCATCGACACCCTGTGCCAGGTCGTCTCGGCCCGGCTCATCACGCACGGTGGCCGGCGCGCCATCAGCACCAAGGTGCCCTACAGCCTCGTCCGCCACTACTTCCAGGTCGAAGACGGCGACGCGGTCGAGGTCTACGCCGAGCTGATGGGCGAGCACCTCGAGTTTTTTGAGCGCGCCAGCAAGCGCGAGTTCTTCCTGCACACCCCCGAGACGAGTTCCAGCCCCGCGCACTGAGCGCAATCAACCCCTACCGGCTCAGTCCGGGCAACACCCCCAGGAGAGTTCCACCATGCAAAGCTACAACGTCCGCATCCCCCAGTTCACGCTGGCTGCGACCACCACCGCCTTCGGCACCATCGTGTCGGCCGCGGCGCGCTCGTTCCTCGTCACCGAGCTCGACTTCGAAGGCATGGGCACCGCCTCGGCCGTCAATGAAATCGGCCTGTACCGCGTCGGCACCGCCGGCGTCACCGGCTCGAGCGCGCTGACCTTCACGTCGGTCGACGCGAACAGCTCCATCCCGGCCTTCGCCGGCACCGGCTTCGCCGCGTACTCGACCCAGCCGATCGCCGGCACGCTGCTGCACAACATGCCGCTGAACAGCAACGGCCAGCGCTACTTCTGGCGCTGCAACCCGAACATGAACAACGCCTACGTCGTGCCGGGCGGCGCCAACGCCGCCGGCTCGGTGGCGCTGTTCCCGATCTCGGGCACCGGCTCGGTCGGCGGCCGCCTGCAGATCGCCGAGCTGTAAACCCTCGCCACGCGCGAGGCTCGCCGGGCGCCGTCAGCACGCGCCCGGCGTTTCCACACACGAGCGCCGCTGCTGCAGGGCCCACGCCGCATGTTCGTCAGCTCCTACCGCACGCACGCCCCCAAGGCCGCCCCGCCGCCGGTGGACACCACGCCGCTGGGCGCGCGCTTCACGCTGACGACTTCGGCCACGAGCGGCACCTACCCCTTCACGGCGGGTCTGGTGTTCGCGCAGGGCGAGGTGCCCGCCGGCTTCGTGCTCGACGTCGCGCAGCACCAGGCGGTGGTCAAGCGCCTGTGGCCTGACGGCAGCGTCAAGCACGCCATCGTCTCGGGCCGCGCCGCGCTCACGCAGAACGTCGCCCGCACAGTCAGCGCCAGCCGCGGCACGCCGGCCAGCGGCACCGCGCTCACCGCGGCGAGCATCCAGACGTCTGCACCGTCGGCCAGCATCCAGTGCGGTGCCTTCGGCACGGTCGCCCTGTCGTCGCTGCTCGCCACGCCATTTCGCACCTGGGTCAGCGGGCCCGAAATGGTCGAGTGCCACTACCGCGCCGACGTCGGCGGCGGCACGCTGCTGTCGGCCTGGTTTCACGTGCGCCTCTTCGCCGACGGCCGCGTCTGGGTGCGCGCGATCGTCGAAAACGGCTACCTCGACAACGGCGCGGGCAGCACGGCGAGCAACGCCGACCGCAGCTACACCGCCACCGTCGTCATCGGTGGCAGCACGGTCTACAACGCGGCCGTCACCCACTACCAGACCACGCGCTGGAGCGTCGAGGGCTGGGTCGGTGGCGACCCGGCCGTCACGCCGCTGCACGGCACCGCGCCGCTCAAGGCCAGCAAGCTCGTGCCGAACTACGCCTACGGCGCGGCCACGTCGACGACCCTGAACGCGCTCAACCAGGTCTACACGCCGATGGAGCAGGGCGACTTCGCCCCCGCGATGGAAGGCACCGGCTTCCAGACGTGGATCGGCCTGCTGCCCAACTGGAACGCGCTGTACGTCAACAGCGGCGACGCGCGGGCCTACCAGTCGACGCTGGCCAACTCGTCGGCGCTGAACGGCCGCGCGATCGTCTGGCGCGACAAGACCACCAACAACGTCGCCCGGCCCAGCGACTTCCCGACCTGGACGATCTTCGGCCCCGGCGCGGGCGGCGCCGACACCCAGTACGCCGGCGCCAGCACCCTGTCGTGGGACCAGCCGCACTGCCCGAACGAAGGCTATCTCGCCTACCTGCTGACCGGCGACTACTGGCACTACGAGACGATGGCGCTGGGCGCCGCCAACCACTACTTCTTCCTGTCGTCGGCGCGCGGCAGCGGCACCTCGCGCACCATGCGGCCCACGCAGATCCGCGGCATTGCGTGGATGCTGCGCAGCGTCGGCAGCTACTGCGCCGTCGCGCCGACGGGTGACGCCATCGCGGCCGACTACCGCACCTGGCTCGCCAACGGCTACACCTACTGGGCCTCGCAGGGCCCCGAGAACGGCAGCGCCAGCCAGCTCGGCTACCCGGTGGCCATCGGCACCTACGACCCGCTGCTGCCGCTCAGCGTCGCGCCGTGGATGTACCACTTCTGGATTCAGACCAACGGCTTCCTGAGCGACATCGGCACGGGTCTGGCCGACCTGTCCAAGCTCGTCTCGGTGCGCGACTGGATGTACAAGGCCGTGGTCGGCATCCTCGGCGACAACGGCACCGCGAACTTCTGCTACACGGCGGCGAGCAACTACAACCTCACCATCAGCGCCACGGTGCGGCCCGACTTCGCGGTCACCACGCCCGACGTGTTCTACGCCACCTGGGGCGAGGTCTTCACCGCGACCACGGGCTCGAGCAACACCGCCTGCGGCACCTCGCTCGGCGGCAGCAGCGGCGGCGACCCGACGGTCGCCCCCACCGGCTACTGGGGCAACCTGCTGCCGGCCATCGCCTACGCGGTCGACCACGGCGCCACCAACGCCAACGCCGCATGGCTGCGCCTCGTGGGCGCGACCAACTGGTCGACGGTCGACGGCAGCGGCTTCCCCGACACGCCGGTCTGGGGCATCAAGCCACGCAACCCGCCCACCGGCGCGTTCGTGCCGCCGTACTCGCTGCCGACGACCATCAACACCTCGACGCAGGTCTCGCTGAACACGCTGCTGAGCATCCAGCCGACCAAGATGCCGTGGTTCAACGACGACCCGACCTACGCCACCGAGGTCACGACCGTCGGCGCCTGGTGCTCTGGCATCTACTGCCCCGGCGCC